CAGAGTTTGCAAATCCTCCTCTTGTGGTTTGTGTTGCAGAGACAATTGGTACATCATATTCTACCGCAAGCCCTCGTAATTCTTCAGCAATACTCTTGATTAGAGTATACGAATTAGCATTGGCACTAGCACGAATTCTAGACGACGAACAAATGTTCAGATAATCAATGTAAATAATATCGGGCTTAAATTGTTTCTTAAGTTTTACATCATTCAATAAATGTTTAAAATGAGAAACATTTGCCGATGCTGTAGGATATTCCTTGACAATCAACTTTCCCTTTGTCTTACTTTTGATTTTGGCAATCTTAGCCAGATATTCATCTTTAGATAACTGATGTAGGTAATCCAATGGCGTATTCATTAGATTTGCATCAATGCGTTCTGCAATTTTTTCCTCACTCATTTCAAGTGTAATATACAGTACATTTTTACCTATAGAAAGATTTGCGGCAGCAAAATGACACATCGCTAATGACTTACCAACTCCAGTTCCGGCAAGAATAATATTGAGTGTCTTGTTTGGCAAACCATTCTTTGTGATTCGATTCATATAATCCAAATCAAAAGGTATGCTAGACTCAATTCTATGATAGAACTCGTAACGTTCCTCGGCATCAGCAATAAAATCGTGCCCGACGTGATTATCAAAAGACACAGACAAAGCATCAGCTAAGATCTGAGGAATAGCTCCTTTGTCCAATTTTTTATTTTCATCATCAAGAATTTGTATAGATTCCATGATAGCATTGTATACAGCTTTTTCTTGACAAAATTGCTCGGAGTTTTCTATCAGCCATTCAGTATCTTTTTCTGTGACATCATTGTGCGACAACTCACCAACATAATCAATAACCTTGCGATGCTGTTCTTGATTGAGATCAGGTATAGAATCAATTTCAATTTTGAGCGCATCTACAGTAGGCGACAGTTTATACTTAAGAATATAATCTAGAATTTTTTTATAAATAATTTTTTCAGTTTTTTCTTGAAAATATTCTTCTTTTATAAACGGAATTGTCTTTCTTACAAATTCATCATCATATAATAAATGTTTAAGAATTTTCTTTTCTAAGCTCATTTGTGTATCTCACTTCTGCTTTATCTACGGTGTCTATTAGTATGGAGTTTAACACAGAACTTATGTCATTTTCAAACCTTTTTTTATTACTTTCATCGTTTAGAATAAAATCCTTTTCTTCAGTGAGAATATTATACTCAAAAGATATGTGCAAACCATCAGCATCAACGACATCAGGATCTAAGCTAACAACCCCGTAAGAATATTCAACCCCCGAAAATTCTCCAGTAATCAATTTGACAGTTGCCAAGTCTTTATTTTCTTCATAACCATCTTCAGGGTCAATCAAGATGTAATCTTTATTCTCCTTCATCTTCAGTCTCCACCACATCGACACCTTCACTTCCGTATAGGAATTCTTTCTTACACGCATTGTCAATTTGAGCCAGTAATTCTTCAGTGTAATACTTTTCTGGATTAGCATTGATAGCTTTACCAAACACTTTAGAGCCGTCAGGCAATTCATATCGAGTGGAAGACTTCTTAATTATACCATACTTCTCAGCAATGTCAAGCAATCCATAGTAACGATCCAATCCGTGGTCATAAGTAATCTTGACTTCGACTTGAGCATTCTCTTTAGTTAGTCGAGACTTCTGCATTTTTGCTTTGACGATATTACCAACAACTGTAGTGCCATCCTTTTCTTTCTTCTTAGTCAGCATTACAATTGTGGATGCTGTATATTTTAATCCAGAACCACCAGACATTGCTTTCATAGGAACATACGATCCAACAACATCATATACGTGATTTGTTACCATTAAAGGAACACCAATCTTTGCAAGTTGCAAATTGAGAACGCGGAATGTAGCCTTGAGGATTTGTGCTTTCGTCATATCCTTAGTCTCTTTACCTTCCATCGTATCTTCCATTTCTTTGGTGGAAGACAACTGACCAAGAGAGTCAAGAATCATGATCATAGGTTCACGAGATTTTTCGTTCTGTTTGGAATAGTTTTCAATAATTTTTAATGCCGTATATCGAAACTTTTGGATAGTATCAGGTTCAGAAATTACAACACGAGAAGTATCAATACCACGGTCTTCCATCATACCTTTCGTGACAGCCGCTTCGGTGTCAAAGTAGATTACACCACCTGTGGGATTGGAATCTAAAAATTGCTTCACGATTCCTAAGACAAAGAACGTCTTACCCGTTGCGGATTCTCCCGCGAATGCGGTGACTTTATTGTTAGGAACACCACCATAGATACTACCAGATAGAACAGCATTAAGTGCATAACTTCCGGTATCAATACAGCCTGTATATTCAGCCGAAGCATTTCCGTCTGCGAGGATTTTAGTATCCTCATCTTTTAAGGTTTCGACAAGATCGTTAAAAAATTTACTCATAATATAACTCCGTTTAAATTGCACACATTATAGCACAAAAGATAAAAAAAAGCAAGGGCGAACCCTTGCTTTTTTCTGTTAGGCTGTTAAGCAGCCAGTCGTTCTAGAATGTCTTGACATAAGTGATTAGGATAGTCGCATCCATAGTCTCTCATGAATTCATCCAGATCACGACCAGACATTTTTTTATTAATCTTAGCACTTATCACCATAAGATTATCATAATCTGTCGTTCCTCCGTTTTTGAATGATATGATGTGACCACCTTCACACAAATCTAAAGAAATTTTTTCTCCAGAAATTGCACACCTTCCATCCTGCTCATTATATTTTTGAATAATTTGATCGCTAGTAAAAACTCTTGAGGAAGAGACGGCAAGGCCTGGAATTTTTTCCATACCCATCATTTTTTCAAGAGGTTCAAACTTCAGAATCATTTGTTTATGGTTGTATTTTGAAATCAAATCAGTAAATTTCATTTTTCCTTTACCACTGTCGGCCTCGTATAATATTGGATCATCTGACCTAGAGTTTAAACACAACGCATTTAAGTTTTCAAAAAATGAATCTGAGAATTTTTTGGTGTCTACAATTCTAAAATTTTTCAGTTCCAAATAAACAATATATTGAAACAAGTATAGCAGTTTTCCTTGATTGCTTAAAACAGATTTACGCACCTTTTTATTGTTATCCTGCGCTTCATATATTTTTTTCATCAGATCCAATATTCTTACAACGTGTTTTGTCGTTGCATTGGCTTCTTTCGGCTCTTTTTGATACACACTTGTAGTATCATAATCATCGTCCAATCGAGACTTATTCAGATAAAAGCTCAAAGAGTTTTGTTCTCTAACGTTTTTTACTATCGAGAACATTTTCGCAACAAGCTCTTCACATTGTCTAGTGTTGTTTGCTTTTAGATTGCTAACTAAACTTTCCCATATTGGATGCTTTCGATAACCGTTTTCAAAATCAAGCTCACATGGATTTACCAAACCACGAATCGCTGACGCCCAATAACCTTTAAGACCATTTCTCTTCTCTGCATCACTTAGGGGATTTCCGTTATTTAACTCGACAAACTTTTCGCATGCATCGTTATCTGTCATGTTTCTATAAACGGTTACGGCAATTTTTATCTTCGAAAAATGCTCGCAGTGTTCTGCGGTCAGGTCTTGATATTTTCTTCCCGACAAGCGGAACCCTAGCCCAATATCACCGGGCACCGGAACAAAAATACCATCTTCTATAATAAAATTTGCATCTACATACTTAATGATACAATCAATCCTTTGCAGCCCATCGAGAACCTCAAATGTCCCATCAGGAAGCTGACGGACATGTATAGTGTTTATTCCACGCCCCTGCCAAAGAGATTTCAATATTTTTTTCATCCATGCTCTATTGCCGACCACATTTCTCTGATACCACGGATTTTTACTAATCTTTCCATCATGATAAAGATCTATAAGTTTAGATAAGGTCCAAGTTTCAATTATCCAAGGTTGATCAGAATTCAGCCAAGAACAAGATGTCATAGTTTTTGAAGTCATTACAAAATCCGTTTTTCATCAATTCAAGACATATAATACATCAACATACGGCAAATGTCAACACTTTTTTATATACTATTTTGGAATAAAACTTTTATTTCTTATTACT